TTACTAATTCATAATAGTTAAGTAAGTTAATAACATTATCATCGTTTACAGATGATTTTTTAGATAATGGTTTAATAAGATCTTTTGTTTCTTGTAATTTTATTTCTATTGCTTTATCTTCAACTTTTTTAGAATATCTTGTAAGATCTTTTTTAACTTTTTTAATCTCTTGGTTGATATAAGATTTAAGAGCAGGACTGTTAGTAACGCTGTTAACATATTCTTTCAATAATGTTTTTTGGTTATCTTGTAAACCGCTATATTTGTCATTAAATTTTTCAAGTAAAACTTTGTATGTAAGTAATCTAGTATCACTATCTTGTTTATTAAAATTTTCTAATACAACATTCTTTTTATTATTAGATAATTGTTTTCCTGTTATATGTTCTAATATTGTTGTTTTAGAATTAACTATAGATAAAGGTGAAGCTTCTTTATTTTCTAATAAATTAAAAATAGATGCCATTACTTTATAATCTGTTATTTTAGCTTTAAAGAAATCATTTACATTATAAGTTTCTTTAATTTCTTTAATTAAATTATATTTTTCTCTTCTTAACTGGCTTTTATTTAATTTTTCATGTGCTTCTATCAATGTATTAATTAACATTGTAGCTTGACTATCTTTATTATATTTTTGAGTAGCTAAAGTATGATATATTTTATACTCTTTTAATAATTCTGTTTTTTTATTAAAGTGTTTTTTTAAAAAAGACAGGGATTTTGGTTGATTTCCTGCAATAGTATCAGAGGTTAACTGCCTAGTTAAAAGCTCAAATAGTATTCCAGTATTCTTGTACTTAGAATGTTTTACTTTCATTTTTTATAAATTCGAATTTATCGTATATAAATATAGAACTATTCTTGAGGCTTAATATTTTTTTCAGATAACATCCCTTTACTATTTTCTTCTTTTAAAATTTGTTTTTTGTTTTTTATTTTTTGAAGGGATTTTTTTATATTTGCTACTTCAAGTGTAGAAACTTTATTTCCATCTGATAATTTTTCTACTCTATCTGGTGATAATCCTGTTTTTCCTAATGGGTCTCTACTAAAATTACTTTTATCAGATTGATATCTTTGAGGTCTTTCTATTGGACGACCAGGATCTTTTTCATCATATCCTGTTGGGACTTGGGCTGGTCCTACTGATTTGTCTCTTTTATTACCATATAATGAAGCTAAATCATGTGGAGTACCATAAGAAACGCCTGATTCTTGTGGGTCATTTCCTTCATTCTCAAGTTGTGCTAATCTAAATTTATCCATTGCATCCTCAAGCATTTCTTCTTTTTGTTGGTTATATTGATCAGGTGATAATCCAAATACATTTTCATAAACCCAATCTTTACTCATTATTTTACCATCTAACATTTGTTGAGCTACTGCTGTTTTTGAAGTATATAATTCAACTTTTTCTTGTTCATAAATAATTGATGGTGTAGTTAATTGTAGTGAAAAATCAATTAACTTTTCATCACTAAAACCTTGTGAATATAAATGTACTAATGCTATTTTAGTTAATTCTGATTCTACAATTCTTTGAACACGTTCAACTGTACGAGCAAAACGAATATCCATACCTGCTAATGTTGATTTTCCTTCTACTCCTTCTTCATAACCTAAAAATGGTTTAGGAATTTTTAAAGCAGCCATCATTTTTGCTTTTAAATATTCAATGTCTGTAGTACCATCATAATCTAAACCTTTAGTTGTATCAATACGAGTTGATGTGTCATTTTGTCTAACAGGTATATAAAAATCTTCTGTCATGTTTTGAACATTAAATTTCATATTATAATCTCCTGTTGATTGATCTATATGAGGTGTTTTCTTCATTTTATTCATGGTTTGTTTCATGAATGTTTCTATTTGTGAAGATTCAATAGATCCTACATTTACGTAAAATATTCTTTTTTCAGGTGCTCTCATAATTCTATGAATTAACATAGCATCTTCCATTAACATTAATTGTTTAAATACTTTTCTAGATGGTTCTAAATAAGATCTACCATAAGGAAGATAATTAGAATCTGTAAGTAATCTAAAGTGTGCAACTTCATAATTTTCTAATGTAAATTGATCTCGTCTAATTGTGTTAGTTGCTCCACTAGCTAAACCATTTGGATCCATTGTAAAACGAGTATAAGATGGGTTGTCAGGATCTGTTCCTTCTTCTCTTACTACTTCATATACAGATAAAGGTATAACATTATAAACACCAAATTTTTCAGATACTTCCATTTTTAAATAAAAGTCTCCATATTTACACATATTTCTAACCCATGTAGCTAAATTAAATTCTATATTTAAAACATCATAAAATAAATTATGTAATACTTTTCTAACATTTTCATCTGAAGAATTTACTTTTAAAACATCCCCATATTCGTTTCTTGTAGTTGTTTCATCACTTATAATATCTAAAGCTGATGCAATAATAGGATCATGATCCATAGCTTCATAATCACTATAAAGCTGTAGTCGCATTGACTGATAATTTAACGTAGGGTTATATTGTAGGGAAGATCCTACAGGTTTATGCATACGAGTAAATCTATCGTAAAGTGAATTTGTAGCTAGGTTTCCATATTTTTGGATCCTACCTGTGTCCATGATTTTAAGTTGTTTTCCTCCAACGTTACGAATAATAACGTCATTTGAAAATAACCTTTTTAATCTTGTGAAAATACTAATGTCTGCCATCTTGTTGTTTTTTAATACATATTAAAGAAGCCAAGTTAAATCCTGTTCTCCTTGTTCTCCTAAATCTTGTGTCCAACCTGTGTTTTTCTTACCCATACCTCCTGTATAAATACCTGGAGTGGTTTCTCGTTGCCAATTTGATACTGTAGCTCTTGTCATATCTAATCCTTGTTGGGCAAATTTAAGTGCTGTGTCTCTTACATAACATGCTGTTGCTAAAGACATTACTAAATCATCATTATATCCGATTTGGGCTTCTGGTTTTCCATTTAACCATATAAAAGTTTTCATTTCTTCTAATGTTCTTTTTCCTTGAATAGTAATTGCTTTATCTTTTAAATATGCATCTAATTTTCCTATTACTAATGGTCTTGTTTTCATTGACATTGTAAAACCAGGAACCATTTTAGTTGTGTCTGTTATGTCATATCCTTTAGCTAAAAATGCATCTGCATTTGTTGCTGCTTCCCCTTTAGGTGAATAATATAAATTATTGTAACCTTTATCTATTACTACTTGAATTGTATTCCAACCTATATTAGCATTTTCAATTACTAATAAAGCATTATTATATTCAGTTGCCATTGCAACTAACATATGACCAAATTCTTTAGTACCAATTTGTGCTTTAAATTCACCAATTTGTTTAGATTCTTCTATATCAATAATATGAAAAGCAGAATAATCTTTACTATCACCTCTAGCTACATCGGCTGTTATGATATATTTTCTTGTATAATCTGGATATTCCCAAATGTGTAATCCTCCTTCTATACCTCTTTTTTCTAAAGGAGCACATATATTAGTTTCTTCAATAAATTTCATAAGTTCATTTTCAAAAACTGTGTGTCCTGATGTTGTAAAATCACAATCACATTCTTGTGCAGCCATTCTTAAACCTAATTCATCATCTTGTTTATCTCTCCATGCTTGATTTCTTTCTGGGTGTACTGACCAGTGTAATTTAATAGGGATAAACCCGTTAGTTCCTTCTTCTGCTTTAGTCCACATTTTATGAAAGAAATTACCTGTTCCATTTGGTGTAGATAAAACGATTGCTCTACCCCCCGTTGATAATGTTTGTTGTGATGAACCCCAAATTTCATCTATTTTGTTTGTTTCAATAAAAGCAGCCTCATCAATAATCAACAAAGAAATTGCTTCTGATCTACCAGCATCACTTGCTGCGGACACTGCTTTAATTTGAGAACCATTTTTTAGCCGTAGTGCTAATTTATTATTTTCTGTAAATCCAATTTGTAACCATGAAGGTAATTCATCATACATAAATTTTACCTTTGTTACTAAGTTTTTTGCTGTGTCTTGTTTTGTTGCAACAACTAATATTGCTTTATCTTTTTGAAATAACATCATCCACAACGAAATACCTGCGGATAAAGTAGAAATACCTAACTGACGAGACTTAAGAATAATACTTCTATCATGTTTTTGTAATAATTTTAAAGTAGCTTCTTGAAAAGGATAAAGATTAAATTGAACACGACCTCTAGTTGGGTGTTGAATAAAACAATATTTTTTCATAAAGTATACAGGATCCTTAGCACATTTAATATACTCTTGCTTTATTGCTTGTTTAATGTTTGGTTGTGCCATATTATATATTATACATATTGAGCTACTGCATTTTTAACTTGTTTTACACGTTCTTCTACAGTTCCTTTAATAGTAATAGTATTACTTTTATACATTTGTATAATTGTTTTTATTTTTTTATCAACTGCTGCTCTATATTCTGCGTTTGTTTCTCTAATACCATTATCTTCTATTTCTACTCCTTCAGGACTAACATAAAATAAAATATCATATTCATCTATTAAATAATATAAAGAAGCATTTAAATAAAATTTTTCATGATCTTCCATTGATTCAGATAAATCACAAAATGCCATAACATCAATAACTGTTCTATCAGTTATTATTTTTTCTTGCATTAATTCAACTGCTCTTTCAGAAGCAAAAACTAATTGTCCTTTTAATGTACTATCCATATTTAAAGGTATTCCTAAATCCATTAAATGTTTAGAACGTTCTGTTCTAAAATGATAATCTTTAAATTCAGGTAATTCTTTTAATGCATTTACTAGTGTAGTTTTTCCTACACTCATTGTTCCACAAAATCCTATTTTCATATTCTTAATTTCTATGGTTTTGCCCTTTTGGTGCTGGTTTTTTATACCATGGTAATCCTTCTTTACCTTTCATTATTTCATTCCAATCATCATAAGTAAATTCAATACCATTTAAATAATATTCTTTTTTTCTTTGTTCTATATTAGTTAAGGCAGGACCATCTTCACTATGAAATACTGCTTTATACCCATAATCTATAACTCGTGCGGATGTTTTAGATCCATCTTCTTCAATTTTAAATACTCTTCTTATTTTAGTTTTAGGTTTAAACCATTTTCTAATATTTTGTAATTCTTCCTCCGTTGCTTTATTTGCCATGTTTATTAATTTTATTTTGAAATTTCATAAATGATCCTTCTTTATCATTAGTTAAACCTCCTACAGTATGAATTTTATCATCTTCTTCAGACCAAGGTCCTGGTTTGTCTGCATGTTCTAAAAAATCATCTATAGCTTTACTCATTGATAATATTTGTTCTGCTACTAATGTTCCTTGAGCTCCTGACACTGTAATGCCTCTTGCTGATAATGCATCACCTACAAAATGTACATTAGGAAACCTAGTAAGACTTAAATCTTTATAATTTACTAATGGTTCTGGTGCTAAATATTTTACTTCGGGCATGTAAATACCCCAATCTTTACCTAATGTTGGAAATATTTTTTCCATATCATGGATAAAATCTTGAATGTAAATAGCATAATTTCCTATTGCTTCATATAAAGGTTCTAAATTTTCTACTACTTGAGTTTCTACATAATCCCCTTCTGTTGTTTTTGAAGGTACTCTATGGCTAGGGGAATAAAATGTTCCCTTACCATCTATTTGCATTTTTTTCACTGCTTCTCTTGCCCAATTAAAAGGTTCCTCTATACCTTTAATTTCCATTAAAATACCAAAATTAGTCATACCATTTTCGTATTTTTTATCTTTTTTAGCATGACCATTATAACTAATATCACCATAAGTATGTTCAGCTGCTACATAAGCTGCGTTATTATTTGTACAAAATGATCTTAATGATACACCTTCAGCATCAAATTTTCTATATAATTTAAAATCGTAAGCAATATCAATTAATTTTTGAAAGTGATGTTGTGGTGCTTCAAAACGCACTCCAATTTGTACTGGTTTTGGTTCTGTAGGTAATTCGTAATCTTCAGATAATGACTTTGCAAAATCAATTCCTGATTTACCTACACCAAATATAAGTTTATCATAATCTTCCCAACAGTAATCTGCATGTGCATTAGTTTCTGAATATTTTACTACATTTTTATCAAAATCAATATCTGTGACTTTAGTTTCCCATATAAAT